TCAGAGCAAGTTACAGTTCCTGTAAATGTTGGACTAGCCAGAGGAGCAAATTTTGTATTTAAGGCAGATTGTGTGGCAAGTTTTGTGGCAGAAGTCCAATCCCCAGGAGCCGTTTCAATTTCAGCACCAACCCAAACCTTGTTCGTGTCATCGTAACCCACCCACAATTTCTTTGAGGATGTGTTGAAAGCAGGTTCACCTGAAGCAAGTGTTCCTGTTGTGTCTGATGCTCCGCGTTTAAATTTAATTGTTGCCATTTACTATTTCCTTTTGTTGAATCTTATGTATGTATTTATACTACACAATGATTCGGGGTATCAAAAAATATTGCGTTTAAAACGTGCCACCATCCAAAGGTTGGTCTAATTCCACTACATCTCCTATAACAGATGTGGTATTATTTGAATAAACCGCAACTAGTTCACCATTAGTGTTTAAAGAAAGATTTTTTATAAATGGGGTGGTTGATGTAACTTCAGCAACAGCATTGGAAATAGCGTTTAAAATTGCATTTGTTATAACAGAACCAATATTTCCGGTTGTTAATATGGTTCCATCTTCATCTGGCAATAAAAATGTTTTATTTTCTGAAAGTGTTTGTTTTGGTTTTATAGTTGCAGTATAGTCACCGCCTACGGCTTGACTTACTACTGTATCAGGAGTATCACTAACAAGAATTACGGTTGGTTGTGGTTTTAAAACAAAATATGAGTTGTCTGCATTGCTAACATACAGCATCTTTGAAGATGTGTTTATAACCATTTCACCTGCTTTTATATTAGCCAACACGCCTGCGTTACTAAGTGCAGTACTGGTTCCTCGTTTTAATCTTATTACCGGATTTGCCATAATAAAAATTCAGAAGATCAATAGGTACTAGCGTCTAGAACCTGTGCTTCACCCTTTTTCTTTTTTTTATCTTCTTTGCCTAATTTAGAAACAGCCTCTTCTAGATTTTTTTCTAATTGTGCATTTTTTTGACGCTCAATTAAAAGATTAACTTCCAGAACTAGGTTCTGGTTAGTTAATTCTTGAAACTTTTTTTGAAGAAAAGGTATCACCACTGTCTCATTATAATTTATCTCTTCACTCATAATTAAATCTCCTTTAGAGTATATATATCATTTTTTAATAAGAACCACAATCAATTGTGCAATCTCCAACTGCGCCGCTGCTTGAAACAGTAAATTTGGGTGAGCCACGAGTCGTTTGAAATTGAAATGATGAATTTTCATTTACCAATAAATAACCTGCTGATGAAGTGGTAGCAGTAGTACCATATCTAAATTCAATAGCTGGAGATTTTTCTGCCGTTCCTGCAGAATAACTGTTGTAATTTGATAAAACCAAACCAACCATTGCAGAATCATTAGTACTAGTAAATGTATTTACAGTTAGTCCAGCGTTTCCGTCAACCGCTGAAGTTTCCAATCCTTGATTAAATGTCCAGTTTTTCGTACTAGAAACCCAGCTAAGAGTTTTGTCTGTGGTACCTTTCACGGTGATACCGCCTCCATCTGCTGTTACATCAGTTGCTGCACCAGTGATAATTGTGGTACTTGGGAAGTTAACTGTTGTTAATAATCCTCTGTTTACTAAAACAAATACTGTTGAACTATTAATTGCACCAACTGTGGCTGTAGTTAATGTTCCTGAACTAAGAGTTCCAGTAACTATAGAACCAACCACCATATTTAATGTGGTTCCAGTTGTTAAAGTAATATTAGCAACGTAATCGTTTGTAACTGTAAGTGTTGTATTTGTACCTGCTACTGGGGTTCCAGAGGAGGCAGTATAGTATATTTCGGTGGGAGTTATACTTGTAACTGTTGGTGTTGCCCCAAGATAACCAGCACCTGAAGCTGTACTAGAATTTAAAATAGTACCAGGTCGAACACCAGTAGGAATTGAGGTTGTGTTAGGAAATGTAATTTTTCCGTTGCTGCCTGTTATACCAATTCGTGATACAGTTCCGGTATGAGCCGGAAAAGTAATTAGAGCATTAGTAAAATTTGCAGTAGCAGCACCCCCACTAGTTCCCGTGCCAAATCCCAACTCAATATTTTTATCGGTAACAGTCATGACTGTTGTGTTTAAATAGGTTTGTGTGCCAATTACTGTTAAATTTCCGCTAATTGTGGCTGTTCCAGTGGTGGTTAAATCGGTAAAGGCTCCCGTAGATGCTGTAGTATTACCAATTGGTCCAGGTGCAGCAAATCTAGCAGTAAACCCAGCACCAGAAACAGTACTACTAGCACTTAAAGTTGTAAAGGCTCCTGTAGATGGTGAAGTATTACCAATTGCGGTTGGCGAAGAAAGTGCAGTTGAAACATAGGTACTAAACCCAGAACCAGAAACAGTACTACTAGCACTTAAAGTTGTAAAGGCTCCTGTGTTTGGATTGGAACCACCTACAGTACCTTCATGAGCACCAGAAAATATTTTTGCGGATAATACATTATTAGAAGGATTGTATGTAGGAGCAGTACCGCCACTAATAGCGGTTGCATCTCTATATATTACAGTACCCGCTGAATCTGCAAATACCGGATAAAATGTTGCGGATCCATCACCCATTTCGCTTAATGTTACACCATTTGAAGAAAAACTAGCAACATAATCAGTAATACCTTTTTGTGTAACTAATCTATCGTATGTGCCAGTACCAGAAATAGCTGTATCAATCTGTGCACCAATCCAAGTCATACTATTTGGGTATAGTTGTACAGAAGTTAATACCGTTCCTGCAGTCAAGGCAGTAGCACCTCCCGCATTTCCTACTTGACGAACACTAAATGTGGTTGCATTAGTAACGCTAGTAACATAGAATTCACTAGTTGTTAAACTATTAATTTTTAATATAGTGCCAACATTGAATAATCTAGCATTATATCCAGTTGCACCACTAGTTACTATATCAAAAGTGGCGATCAAATTTACACCACTGGTGCTTCCAGGATTGCTAACACTTGCTCCTATAGTAAAAACAACAGTGGTGGCAACAGTAAGTTCAGAACCAACGGTGCCTAGTACTGGCGTAGCCGCAGTCTGAGTCTGAACAAATAGATTTTTGGAAGTAGTATTTAGGGCAAGTTCACCGGTTGAAAGTGTGTATGGTGGAACTACTGTACCGCGTTTAATCTGAATTTTTGGACTTGCCATATTAGGTTTCCTTTAAGAGTTTTAAGAGTGTGTCAGTATTTATAAGAATCAATATGTTCCGGAATCAATATCTCCACCACCACCACCACCCACAAAAACAGCCCAATTTGCGTCTGTAGTGGCAGTACCATCAGTTCCAACCACAAGCATACTATAGTATACCCCAGAAGCAGTCACATAACAAACCATTCCAATCTGCCTACGCCCAAACGGTATTGCGTACATTTCCGCTAAATCTGCAACAGTTCTAAGACCACCAAGACCGTATTTAGGGTCTGTTACTGCGTAGGAATCTGCTTCATCCTTTGGGGCAATTATTCCAGTAATTCCAACACTCCCATCTATTTTAGCCATAATTAAACTCCTGCTGCTAATATAAGTGCAGATGTATGGGCTGTACTCGATCTATAATATTTATAAGGAAGTGAAACACCTAAACTATTAACTATTGTTATATTTACTGGGGATAAATATGCAAAAGGAAAACTTGTGTCATTATCTATAATTTTTGAATATGAACTATCTGCAGGAATTATAATATACGCATATTGATCATCGGATGGTGTAGCCGCAAACGAATAATTTGCAGAAGAAACACTTGTTAGATTCTGTGTAAATATAGAGGAAAAACTAGAAAAATCTGAATATTGTGTCAAGGCTGTTAAGTTTGATTTACCGTACCATATCTTTTTGCGCCAAGAATAAGTCTGTGTTCTAGTTGCAGCACCACCAGTAGTCTGGTTTGCACTAATAGTAAATGTAAGATTTGTTGGAGTATTATAGGAATAAACTGGATGCGTTACAGATGAAGTAGTACCACTCAATGAACTAGCCAAAGAGGTTAAACCGGTTATACTAATAGAATTGGCTGTTAGGTTGGAACCATTATTAAATCCCCAAGTAGAGGTGTATGGACCAGCCCCACTAGTAGTTCCAACCTCAACTGTTTGAGAAATAGGTAACCCTACACTAAAACCTGAAAATGATAAAATTTGATACGGATACAATAATTTTTCTAGTATTTGTATTGCAGTTAAACCGTCTAGCGTTTGACCAACAGTTCCAGACGCTATTCCACCTATAGTTGTTGGGATTGCATCATCTTTTGACCAGACATCAGGATTTGTCTCTGCTATAGTGTCCTGTATATCACCAATAATAGTATTTGTTATGGAACCGGTAGTAAGATTTCCGTTAAGTGTAACATCAGAATTAACAACTATTTTTCCGTCTATTACTTTAATAAAATCACTAATAACCGGTTCTGGTGGTGTTTTAATTCCGTAAATTGCATCATATGCTGCTTGAGATTCAAAAATCCCCTTTCGAGTAATGATACGAGTTCCGTTGTTATTTCGTCCTACTGTTGCCATTTAATTTGTCAGAACTATAGCAGTCTGCTCCTGGGCTTTTTGTATTTTTATTCTATTTTTTTGTGTTCTAACAATAGTGACAATATTCGGTAAAGAAAATTTGATTTTAAGTTTATTTTGCATTAGAAACCCTCTACTTCAAATTTTCCCCTTAATATAACTTCTTCAGTAGTACCTGTTACACGCAAACTATAGTAATATATTCCAGGAAGTACTTGTGTCATTGTTAGGGAAGGAATAGTTAAAGTTATAACACCACCACTTGATCCAGTAATTGTTCCGTATACATTATCAGAATCAGGAAACGGCAAAACACCCTCTGTTATTTCGGCTGTACTAACGGTAAAATAATCACCCTGCATAGAAATATAGGAACGCTTAACAGAAAAAGTTAAAGTTTTTCCGGTTAAACTAATAACAGCATTAGAACTATTAAGGTAGTCCATTGTCAGTGTGTAATCAACACCATGTTCTGTTTGTATATCGTATATTCCTGCAGACATTAGTGCCTCTTTCCTATATGGTATTTAGGCACTAATTGCCACTCAGATTTCTCTTTAAACGGCAAAATTTTTATTTGGCTTAATGGTGTAAGAATAGATTCCATTTTTTCTCGGTTAACAACGGTTAGTAGACCCCATTCCTCTAGGAGTTTTGTAATTGTGTTTCGGCGGCCAATGTCTTGCTCGGAAATATCAGATTCCAAACCATCCAACATGAATAATTCTTTAAAATGAACAATATAGTAGTGAGTTTTTTTGTGAAGAATGTGACACGACTGGTAAAGAACGTTTTCTCTTTTTGAAGACACCCCAATGCGTGTTAGGGTTTCTTTTATCTTTAAAAAGTCATCATCTACTTTTAATTTAACCTCTAAAAAAGAGGCGACCAGATCGTCAATGTTTTCCATAATATTTCCCGTTACTAGTATAATTCAAAATTACACTAATATTTATAAAAATATTATATTAGGTTCCACCTTTATTTAGTTCAGATTCTATCTGTGCTATCTGTTCTTTGGTTAAAAGTTTCACCATTTCTAGGGCTTTTTGCAGGGAAACATCGTAATACTCCTTTACCAATAGTGCGCTTGGATTAGACACTTTTGAAGCCCATTTAGCAAAACGCTTGCGGGGTCTGACCATACCCAAGTAATATTCATATTGTGATGTTTTAGGTATAAAAGGACGCTGATTTAATTCGTTTGCGTGCATTATTGTGTCTGAATGATATGAAAGAGTTCTATTAATAATAAATGTGTTATAGTCTTTATCAGGTCTTCCTGCAGAGAAAAGATTAACTTTTTTACTCGAATTAATAGAATTTAGAAAATCAAACAGACTCATTTACATTCACATTCCATCATAAGGTGTAGAATACAGGCTGTTGTGTTGATTTCTTGATCCGCCACAAACGCAGACTTGTACTGATAGTCGGCTATAGTTAGGATTGCAACCGGAACACTTTTTGGGTCTAGGTATTCAGGCAAAGCCGTGTATAACTTGTTAAAGATGTGAGCAGGATCATTGTGAATGTGAGAAGCAACCCATTTACGAACATCTGTGAAATTCTTTTCCTTCATTGATTTGAACAGTTGCTCAATCAGTAGATCCCCTGATTCCAATAGAATACCTGCATCAATCTTTCCACCAACAGCATAACGCTGCAACTCGTTGATAACTCTTCTAAAATCAGGAGAGTATTTAATGATATATCTTACTAGCACTTTTGGGTCGTATTGAACACTCTCTTCATCAAGAATATATTTAATTCTTTCCAAGAATTTTGTGCCAATCTTTAATTTTTCATCACTAGTAACATTAAATTTAATATTAGTGCAACGAGAACGCAAAGGTTCAATAATTTTATTATGATAATTACAGGTCATAATAAATCTACAGTTTGTAGAGAACTCTTCCATAAAACCACGCAAGGCTGGCTGCATACTCTGTGGATTTGAATAATCAAACTCGTCTAGAATAACTGCTTTACGATTTCCTGAAAGAGATACTGTGCTTGCAAAGTTACGGATCTTTGTTCGTAGCGTGTCAATATTTCCGTCTTCAGAGCAATTGATAAGTATCCAGTCTGTTTGGATTTCATCGCACAACGCTTTTGCTACTGTGGTCTTGCCACATCCTGGGCCACCGCACAGCAAAAGATTTTGGAGTTCACCAGATTCCACAATCCCTTGAAACAACTTACTAAGGCTGTCTGTAAGAATACAATCGGATATCGTTTGGGGTCGATACTTTTCGACCCACAAAAAGTTTTCTGCTGTTTTCATTTAATCCTTAGTTTGTGTTGATTTCTAAAGCAATCCAATAAGTTAAATCTATATTTTTATTCTTAAAGATTGCAACATTATTTTCGCCAATCTCAACGCCATAATCACCAGGAACAACCTTCAGATTATTTACATTCATATGAGGAGAAAATCCCTTTGGAACATCAACCTCGGTATAATTCTTAATATCAATTGTGTATGAGTTAGAAGAGGTGTTTTGTTTATCCTTAACAACCAATTCCAATTTCTCTCCTGTAAAATTAATATTAATATCTGTTACATTCAATACAGATGAGATACGGAAAAGATCTGACAATTGTTTTCCTGAAATATCAAACTTGATAACAGTATTAGCCTTAGCAGGTTTCTTGCCGTGATGTTTCATCTGTGGCAACAGTTTTTCTTCACAGAAAAAGAATTTAATCTTTGAACCGTTTTGATCGTAAATCCAGACACATTTTTCCTCAAATTCAAATTCCGGTTCTTGAAACATTGACAGAGATCCAAGAAACTGGCTCATGTCATAGATAGAGAACTTAGAAGGAAACTCTTCTGCAATCTTTGTTTCGGCTACAATATTTGATGTGGCAGAAATTGTATAGAGTGTGTTTCCACCAGGAACGTGAATACTAGAATTAATGGTTGAAAAATTCTTTAGAATATCAATCGTTGCTTTGCTGATTTTCAGTGTTTGGGTTGGGTTGCTCATTTGGTTGTTCACTTTCTGTTCTGCTGTTTTCATTATTTTTTTCTACCTTTATGTAAGAATGTTCCTTAATATAACCGATACCACGAGTATTTTCAAGATAAATCTTTCGAGAATTTTTATTTTCTTCGGAATCTAATTCAGTTTCGCTATAATTTCTAAATCCAGGCATTTTAAGTGGACATTGAATATCAGGAAAATCCAATTTTGAATACATTATACTACCATCATTTTCTGTTCTATTAACCAGTTGAGTTATATTTTTATCACCGCACCCACAAGCCCCACAAAAGAAAGAATTAGGATATTTCACACTATTCTCTCTATAAGGACACGCTGAAAATGTATCATCACCATGACAACTCAGAACACGCAACGCTTTTGTTAAATCAGGAGCTTTTTTTCCTGTAAGACCCTTAGACACAATAGCCTTGGCTGCTGAAGTAGCCTTTTGTAGAATATTTGTTTTTTCTGGAATTGGAACTACACCACTGTCAACATATTCTATTTTTTTATTATTAGCATAATTTTGTGTTAATTTATCAGCAACACCTGGATTCATGTTGATGGTTTGTTCTGTGATTTGTCTAGCAAAATTTAATGCAATTTTTAGTGTATCTGTTGAAAATGTTTCCAACATATTCTGTATCTTTTCTCTTTCTTCCATAATATCCTCAAATTTTTAAATTAGGAAACGCTTCTTTCACAATTTCCTTTGTTAAACCGTAAACACTCAATTTTTTAGTAAACATATTCTCTAACAAATTAGCCTCTGTCCAATGCACAGATTCAAGAATGCCAATCAATTTTCTTTCACGAATTTTTTGATTCTCAATAAACTTTGAGCCATAATAAAAATATTCCATACGAGAATACTCTTTATATAGTGTGGTATACGGATACCCGTGGGGAGAATCATCAGGACGATAAGTGATAAAATCTTTTTCGTATGGTGACACATAATCACCAAATCCACGCTCAAGAATCTCAAGCATTGCTGCTGTTTGATTTTCTTGCATAAGTTTAATTTTTGCCTCTGTGTTGTCCCCTTGTTTTCGTATCATATCAAAAACTTCAGGAATAAGTAATGCTGTTTGTTTCATAATATATCC